GTCTTTTTCATCAGCGTAGTCCAACGGGAAATGGGAAAAAGTGAGTGCATTGGGACTGGATTGGATAGGCTTAAGCAACATGACCTGGTAGGTGACCCATAGTTCGCCAGCTCCTGAATACGGGGTTGAAGCCCCTTGCGTGATGATATCTATCATTCCAAAAATGTATTCATGCTGATCCACCGGCGCAACTGTTCTAGTGATAGCAAAGCACCACAATGGGGACATCGGTGTATCATTTGGGTCACATTCAATAGGACACATGAGTGACTCACTTGGTCGACCAGAAACAGCAAACATGGAATTGTTGGCTTGTGATTTGGTTGTGGGTGCAGGTTGATAAACATCATATCGTACTGACATAGTCACTGACCCCATTCCAGCATTCTCCCCGGTTGTCACTGAGGACAATGATTTGAACTCAAAGATCATGCCCAAAATTTTGTACTGCTGGAATTGACCAGCAATCTTATACAACCATGGAAAAGTGCCGTTGTGACACGGGTTGATGTAGAAAGAGTTTGGGTGGAAAGCTGTCGTCATTCCAATGTCGGCGATGTACTCACGATGGTTAATTATGCACATCTCTTTATCTTTGTGCATCTCTGGGAGTTGGGCAGCCATTGGTGTAGTGGCGCCCATAATAGAGTTGTTAACAATGGGAACAGGTGAATCAATCTCTGCATAATCCCCAACTCCAATAACTGAGGTAAGCAGACTTGACGCTGCACTACCTAACCAACTCCCGATTTTACTACCAACTCGACTCCCAATGTTTCCGCCTCCTTTCTTCATCCCATACTTCCCACGACCCATAATGACTTTTCCACCAAACTTTTCCATGGCGCCCTTGTCAGCTTTTAGGTAATCATACTGGGCCTTCAATTGATTACTTCTCCTTTGACGTTGCACGGCTCGCTTACCCGGTTGGGCAGCTCCTACTTTGGGTGGTACAATTCTTACGCGCTCGCGTGGTCGTGAACTGGATCTTGCCCGTGACCTAGAGCGGCCTCTTGGTGGTACATCGTCCTTCCCAGTGACTTCTCCATTCGCCCCGTTGAGCTGTGATCGACAAACAAACTCTACGGGTGTTTGTGACACGTACTTCATCATACAATCCAGACAAATATAATCCGAATTGGTTTCTGAGCCATGTGTTCCATTCATGGCTTGTCTTCCACTAAAATTTTTGTCAGTGGGCAATTCTCTCCTTTGCATAGAAAAGAATCGACTACCTGTTATCCGCAGGCACGGCGTCCCACCTCGTTGGGAACTAGCCAGATCAGCTGGTACAGGGATTTTTGGTATAGTCCTCCTTAACTGTCTTCCAATAAATGCAGTGGCTTCAATTTTGGACGGGTTGACAACAGTAGGCGCATCAATGATTCCCGCCTGCCTGGGGTGCTAACCCAGGACTTTGGTTTGGTGGTGTGTCAGGTCTCCCCAAGCAACCCCGTGAAGGGTTTCACACCGGTACATTTGGTGGGCCAACCCCAAATCAGCAGTCAGTAAACGGTGGCTGCAGCGGCTCTCACTTGTTTATTCATAGATAGATCTGTCAAGTTGAATTGTCCATCCTTCTCAGTCCTTTCTGTAGGCCGGGTCGTAACCCCGTTGTCTGTGTCGGTTCACAGAAGCGGTATTATAGGGTAGAGTCTGAACGTCTAAGCGTTTAAACAAGTGGCTGCCCATTCGTATAAAGACCCAAATGCTTCACCCCATTCGAAGGTGCAAACAATAATTTGGGTTGCCACGGTAAATCGGCGTTGTTATTGTCGTGGTTCGCTGCCCACGGTGCTATCAAGCTGATACGTCCGTCTCGATGAACTACCCCAGGTGAACTAAACCTTTGAGACGGGTGCAAGAAAACTGGTTCATCCACATTTGTTCAAGTGATGCAACACTTTACTTAAACTAGAGCACCCAGTAAAAGACACAGGTCTTTTATGTTAAAGCCAATACCGATAAAACTTAAATCAAGGCACCAGACAACCGTTCGGTTCTCTTTAAACAACATGAAG